TGTCATTATATGTCGGTGGTAAGCAAAAGGTTTATTCGGCTGCCATGCGTTCCCTCGAGGTTTTGCACTTGCACCCAGGCGATTCAAGGCTTGGCTCTTTTGTCAAGTTTGAGAAGCAAGACACCACAAAAGCCCCACGTATTATTAACCCGCGAACTGCAAGGTACAATTTGTGCCTTGCCCGCTACTTGAAACATGCTGAGAAACTGTACTTTAAAGCTATCAATGTTGCTTTTGGCAGTAGGACCCCGGCCACTGTCATCAAAGGTTACAATGCGGATCAAAGTGCTAGAATAATTCGCCAGAAATGGGATTTGTTCGAGCAACCAGTCTGCGTTGGTCTTGATGCAACTAAGTTTGATATGCATGTTAGTGTCAGAGCTCTTGAGTATGAGCACTCGTTTTATAAGTCATTATTCCCTGGAGATGAGCTACTTAAGAAATTGCTTAGTTGGCAACTTGTCAACTCAGGGGTAGCGAGGCTCCCAGATGGGAAGGTTGAATTCGCCGTCGAGGGCACGCGCTCATCCGGCGATATTAACACTAGTCTGGGCAATTGCCTCCTTATGTGCGCGATGGTCCATGCCTATGCCAGCTTTGTTGGTGTAGATGTGGAGCTAGCGAACAATGGTGATGATTGTGTCGTATTCATGGAGCAGAAAGATGAAGCAAATTTCATAGCTAAGTTGGATGCATGGTTTGCGCTGCGCGGTTTCCGTATGCAGACTGAGCCAAGCGTCTATGAGTTCGAGGGGGTAGAGTTTTGCCAATCAAAACCTATCTTGGTTGGGGCTGAGTGGCGGATGGTGCGCAACTTGGTTGCGTGCCTCCGGAAGGATGCCATGTGTTTGGTGCCTGTGCCGAATCACAACACCTATCGCAAGTGGTTATTTGCGGTGGGTGAATGTGGCTTGGCACTTTGTGCCGGTGTACCCGTTCTGGAAGCGTACTATCGGCGTTTCTATGATTTGGGTGTGCAGTGTTCAGATGGGTTTAGGCGGGAGGTATTTAAAAATCGCTCACAACTCCAATTGTCACAAGGTGTTCGGAAATGCGCCATCGATGCACGTAGTAGGGTTTCCTTCTACTATGCGTTTGGTGTCACACCGGATGCCCAGATACAAATGGAGGAAGCCTTGTCCTCTAGGGTGCTGCAACCACTTGACAACAGTAAGCTTGTGCGCGATGATTTGCGTCACATACCGGGGCTTAATATTGTTGATCATTTATATTGAACACCAATATGGCTAGAAAGAAATCCAATGTCGTCGTCAATGTTAGGACGGGATAAGGAAAGAAAAGAAAACAAACAAAACAGAGTGAAGTTACAG